GTGACTGGAGTTCAGACGTGTGCTCTTCCGATCTCTAAGGAAATAGGGGTAACTCCCAGAGGCGGGATGGTAAGCAGAACGGATATGGAGAGGATGTGGAAAATATCGTCTCGGCTGATCGGGGAGCCATCGGACACGGAATATTTACGGAGGCAGTAAATGGATGGGAACACACTTTCTCGGGAAGTCCGGCAACTCATAAACGAGACTGCGGCATCGTCATACCTGGATGCTAAATCCACTTATGATTATATCTATGAGGCTGCGGTTGCTACGGTTAGCAGAACGAATGCTTTCACGTCTTCGCAGACCATAACAACCGTGGCAAACCAAGCACCCTACAAGTTGAATGCCGATTACATGAAACTCTATTTGACGGATTCCCAGAACCGGAATTATGTGAAATATAGCGATGGGTCGGCTGACACTTTCCTGTTCCAGAAGACCTACGATTCAATCTACCAGGGCAACCAGACGGATTCGGTAACTGTCCCATCTGACTTTACCGTCACCGATGCGGCTGCGTTATCGAATATCACTGGCACGTGCGGAGCGACTTCTGCTATTGCCAACGGTGAAACCACTCTCAGCGATGTTCTGGCCCCGTTTGCCAATGTATCCGCAGGAGATTTTGTCCACAATACAACCCAGGATGCTCATGGTATTGTTGTCTCTGTGACATCCACTTCGGCCCTCGTCTGCGCTATTTTTGTAGATACTTCGGGTACGGCAGTTGGTTGGGCGGTGAGCGATGCGTATATCGTTGTCCCACAAGGACGATTCCAGTTGGTACTTAATCCTCCACCAAGTACTTCTGGACATACGGTAACTGTCCCCTACGTTCAACGCCCAACACCCGTTTATTCCCCTTACCGGAGTTACCGATTCGCTCCCGATTTCAAGGGGAGTCTGGTTAAATACGCGGCTTGGGCATATAAGAATAGAGATAGGGAACCGAATTTTGGAGATTATTGGTTCAAGTTCTGGGATGCTCAGGTAAGGCTTATGGGGAGATCGATCAATAAGGCATTGGGAATAAACAGGAGTGGATACCGGGTGAATTTCATCAAAAGAGGGAAACCCAGTGGGAGTTACAGATAATGGCGGAAGACAAACCTTTTAAAGAAGCTGATATCCCCCTCAACGGCAAATGGCGTCCGAATGTCGATGGCATTCATTTAGGCAAGGGTGATTTTCAGACTCTTCAGAACATGAGATATGACGAGCTTGCCCCTAAGTCCATAACCGGGATGACTAAGATCAACACGTCGGTTATCAATTCCACCTACCTAAAACCCCGCGCCGGAATGCACTTCAGGAAGGCACAACCAGCAGAATCCCACGTCTTGGTTCAAACATTCAATGCCGGGGATACCGCTTCCAGGGTTTATGACAATACCACGGCAATCCCGAGTCAGGGTAATTTCACAGCTACACCTATTTGGACGGACACCACCGGGGCGGGCATAGGGAAATTCAGTCCTGCGCCTGATAGCTGCGTTGTTTATGCGAACGGGAAAGATACCTGCGTTTGGGGTGGGGCGGAGTATCGGACAGCGGCTTTTGTTGTAGGGGACTTGGTTGAAACTGTCCTCTACGATTATTCCCAAAGGGTGAATAACACGCTTGATGATTCCGATAATATCGCTACTATTTATAGCGCAGGAATTGGCATTGATGCCAACACAATGCTTTATTTGGCTTTGAATAATAATGTAACAGACACTTCCCCGACAAGCCCGCACACTGTAAACAACGATGCCCCCCATGCAATAACTTTTTCTAATTCCATATATAAATTCGGGTATTCGGGAGTATTTGACGGTACGAGCGGGTACTTGGTAATCCCCGACAATGACGATTTTGATTTATCCGGTGGAGTATGGACAATCGACTTTCAGATGTATATGACTCCACAAGCTGTCAGAACCATTTACTATCAAAAGACAGATGCTACCCACTATATTTCAATTTATATTCATGGTGGTTCTGCTCCTTTATACAATGGCCATTTGCATGTCGATATTATAGATGCTGGTAGTGATGTTAATCTCGTAAGCGGGCAACTCTTTAACAGCAGTTGGTATCATATAGCAGTTGTAGAAAACGGGGATAGTTATTATCTTTTTGTCAACGGCATTTTAGTCAGTTCTGCAACTTCCGCTAATAGGCTGGATAATCTTACAGGAAGTGTTTATATCGGGGCAACTGATACCCCGAGTAATTACTTTGAAGGATATATTGACGAATTTAAAGTATCCAATTCTGCGCGATGGACATCCGCCTTTACTCCTCCGGTTGCTCCCTTTTCGTCAACCGTTTCCTACGTTTATCTGGGGAGTACAAGGCCGATTCAAGGATCCAAGTTCTATGTTAAGACCGCAAATGTTACTGCGGCTACGGCTTCGGTTGCGTATTGGGCTAATTCTTCGTGGACAACGGCATCTTCAATAGTGGATGGTACGGCTACATCGGGAGGAACAAAAACCCTTGGACAGACTGGCAGCATTACCTTTACCTCTACCGTAGGAACGGCCAAAACAAGGGTGATAAACAATCAACTTCTATACTGGTATTTATTCACCTTTACTGCGGTAGATGCCACAACGACAGTTTCCTATGTGACTGTAGATGCTCCTATGCAGCAGTTGGTTGATCTATGGGATGGTTCACCAATACCAATCGGTTCATTCCTATACAATTCCGGGACAGACCAAGACTACACCAGTGAGGTTTTTAAGCAGGACTTTTATACGGGGAATCTTGCCAGTTACGCAACCCTTACCAGCATGGCTACGACTTCTTATTTATCGGTTGGGTTCGTAGAGCGATCCATGGGGGTGTATTTTCAGTTTGTACCGGCATCGGTTAATGCAGTAGTGGCAACCATGACAGTTTCATATTGGAGTGGGAGTGCGTGGGTTGCCGTTAGTGGATTGGTTGATGGTACGGCAACGGGGAATGTCCCATTCTCTAAAACTGGCATTATCTCTTGGGATGCTCCGAGTGAAGGAAGCGAATCGAAAAAGTCATTTTCAGGAAATGAGAATTTGTATTATTACAAAATATCGTTTAGCGCTACATTAAGCACAACGGTTTTAATTGATTACGTAACCGGGATACCGGCCCCGATAACCATTCATGGGTATTCGTTGGCGATTCAATGGCAAAACCGGGTTTGGCTTCTCGGAAGAGGAGACTCGGAAAAGAATGTTGCCCTATGTTCCGCATACAATACAGTCTGCGTTTTCAATGGGTTTGACACCCAGAAGTTTGAGGTTGGGGACGATTCCCCGGTAATTGCCGCAGGAACTTTATTCTCAAGATTCGGGTCGGGTATTTATGATAACCTTCTATTGGTTAAAGTCAATGAGGTATGGATGCTGGACGGTACGGGGCCTCCTTATAAACTATACCGCATATCGGATGGGTTCGGGTGTACTGCTCCCGGAACCTTGAAGGTTGCCCATGTTTCTTATGAAGTAGCACCGGGAATAACCAAGCATGTCGCCATTTGGCAATCATCCACGGATATTGTGTTATTCGACGGGAACACCGTTAGCTCGATTAGCGATGATATTTCTAACTATTTCGATCCTGCCAAAACGGAGTGCATTTCGGCTGCGTGGGTTGGTAAATCTGAGGGGTTCTTTGATGAACGCCGGATGGAATATTATTGGCTGTTTGCCAGCGGGTCTTCGGCTACGGAGCTTAACACCGAACTGGTTTATGACGTTATGAAGAAAAAGTGGTTTCTGGTTTCCAGGGGCACGGGAAAGATGATTAAAATCGGGTTCCCGGTTCTGGATACGAACGGGTTTAAATACGATTATGCCAGCCTGGACACCGGATACCTCGAAAGACTTGAATACGGGAATACCTTCGATGGCGGGGACATTATCAGTAAGTACCGGACAGGGGATATCCCCTTGGGCGGGTGGATGAATCGTACTGAGATCAGGAAGATAAAGCACCTGGCAAGGTATAAGAGTACCACGACGAACAGTGTAACGATTAGTCATTACGGAGACTGCGCTAATACGGCAGACGCCACAACGGTATCGGCCAGCGTGAATAGCAGCACTTTGAGGGTTGTGAAGAAGATCGAGTCTGTGAACTGGACAGGGAACGTCTTTCATTCGTTTGAGTGCCAGTTGACGACTACAAACGAATCGGTTGGGTATGAACCACTTGGCTTGGGTGTCTTCTACAAAGATGTTGGAGAGGACATCAAATAGGAGGGATTATGGCGCAGGCAGCTATGGGTCCGTTTTATTCAGACTTTTGGCGTGAAAAAGCACAAAAGGAAGCGTTAGGGGGAACTGCTCTTGATCCCAACTCTGTACTTGCTGCTGTATATGGCGAGCAATCAGCAAGATATCAAAGGGAACGAGAGATGGGTATTATACAAACCCAGAAGGAACAAGAAGCGGCAAGGCTGGCTCAGCGTCAATCGGAGTTTGGAGTAACTTCTGACCTTGCTAAACAGAAACTTGAGCAAGATCAATGGGCTGGCGTATCATCCGGGGCCATGAATCTTGCTTTGATAGAGGGGATTACCTCAAGGCCAGGAGAAGGAGGGGTATTTTCAAGAGGATATACTGGGGCAAAAGATTACCTAACTGGTGGTGGTACGCCGGCAACGGCTCCGGCTTCAGTTTATACGGCAGAAGGGGCACCAATAGCCACAGGAACAGCAATGACTTCGCCCGCTGGATTTAATATGGCCACATCTGAATATACAACCGGGGCTGGATATACCGCAGATGTTGCTATGGGCGCAGAAGGTACTGCTGCCGGAACAACGGGGGCTGCTGGAGGGACTTCAACCTGGGGTGGTGCAGCAATGCCTGCCGCTGGGTGGGGTGCCGCTGGTGGTGCCGCAGGAGCATATCTTGGAAGAACATACGGCCAGAATTTACCATACACGGGCGGGAAAAATGAACGATCCATCGTAGGTGGAGCCCTTGGAGGTTTTGTAGCTGGTGGGGCAGCAACGTCCTGGAGATCGGAAGAGCACACGTCTGAACTCCAGTCACGAGACGAT